GCCTAATACAGTCTCCTCGGTGATGTTATCCCAAGGGATGAAGCCGTCCGAAGAAGCGTCAGGGAGAGCTTTGGTGCCGTAAGCTGAACCTACGTTACCGTCTGCATCTTCGCCTGTGCAGCGCCAATGAACTACTGTGGCTACGTTATCTAGACCGTCTTTAGATACTACGTAGTCTAGTGATGAAATTGTCCATGTAATTGTTGTCATTCTTTATGCTCCTTTAAGTGCCGCTACTTCGGTCTGTAGTGTTTCAATTTGCTCTTTCTGTTCTTTCATAAGCATTAAAAGAAGCGGAACCATGCGATCATACTGAACGCCTTCTGCTTCTGGCGAAGCAAGTTGCGTTTCTACTCTCTCGCCGTTTTCATCAAAACTTGTTTCTGTGGTTTTAAAATGTGCAAGACGAGGATCAACTTCTGCAACCTCTTCAGCAATGAACCCCCAGTAAGACCAGTCTGGATTATCAAATTCGCCTAAAGACTTATAATAAACAGGACGTAAGTCATAGAGTTTTTTGGCGTGATCTAGCCGAGCATCTTCAACTCCTGTTTTGTATTTTATAGACGATACTGATCGAACAAACGCGCCACTACTAAGAACGTGCATATTTGCGGCGCTACCTGTTGTAGCATTGTATGCAGTTGGATTTATTAAGTAGCCGCTGGAGTCTATGCGCATACGTTCGGTAGCATCGACCCTAAACTGAATAGTAGATGCTGCGCCTGAGTTTGCTTCGTCAGACGCAATAATAAGATCGTCGTAACCTGTGATTCCAATAAAGTTGTTTTGGAGGTTGCTTGAATCTCCATCAAAGCGAATCTTTGCGGTTCCTCCTGCTCCAACAATGTTAATTTTTTCTGCTGGGCTAGCAGTGCCAATACCAACATCGCCAGAGCTGCTGATACGCATGGCTTCTGTAAGGCCAGCTACAGTAGAAGCAACGCCGTTTTTTACAATAAACTCGCCGCCATCGTTTACAAGCGCAACATCATTCTGCCCTTCTGCACTACGGCTCAAAACAATACTAGCGTCGCCTGTTCCGCCGTTATCTACCGTAAGCTGGGCGTCAGACCAAGGTGCATCCGTACCAATACCAACCCTGCCAGCGCTATCAATAGTGGCTGCTATACCAACATCTTCAACTAAAAACTGAATAGGCTGGCCGCTTACTCTATTACCCAGTCTTAATCGTCCGTCACTTTGGCTCCCCAGATAAGCTATAGCTGTATCGTCTTTAGATAACTCTATGGCTGGTTGCGACGAGGAATTAACTGTGAGTGCTGTTCCCCATCCCATGAGGTTAGGAGCATCTGTACCAATACCAACATTCTCATTGGCATCAATCGTGATAGCCGTAGCGTTAGCGTTGTCGTCTATGCCGGGGGAAGTAAAGCTTGAGGTTGCAGTCAGGTCTGTAAAAGTTCCTGTTGAGCCGCCTTGCGCTCCAACTTTAATAACATTACCACCAGAGTCTTTGGTGTACAGTTCTTTGTTAGTTAAGTCTACCGCAAGTTCACCTTGAGATAACTGCCCTGCTGTGGGCGCACCTGAGCCATTCTTAGTAATAATAGTAGTCATTTAGTATGTGCCTCCGTCAACTGTGGACAGTGTGGTTGCTATAGAAGTAGTACCAGAGCCAGTAATTGCTCCAGTTAATGTAATTGTTTCATTGCCTGTTATGTAGCCACTGTTGTTAGTCCACTGACTAATGTTGCCTGACTTGTTAGTAAACGTATCTGTGCTGGACGGAGTAACTGTACCCGTGTTTGTGGTGTACCCACTGTCGTTAGTCCATTGACTGATGTTCTGTGAGTTAAGCTGTGAGGCTGTAATGCCTCCTAACGTACCGCCTAACGTAAGGTTACCTGAAGAAGTTACTGTGCCTGTAAGCGTTACACCATTGACTGTGCCTGTGCCGCCTACGCTAGTAACTGTTCCGACATTTGCTGTATTAACCCAAGATGAGCCGCTGTAGACTCTGCTTAAATTAGACGTTGTGTTGAAGTACCAGTCGCCTGCGGTAACAGGGTCACCGTTAAGATCAACGGTAGGATCAGACGCCTGAGCGCCTAAGTACAAACCATCAATAGCTTCCTGTGCAGCTTGTGCCGCAGCCGCGCTAGCAGCAGCGTTTGTTTCTGACGTACCTGCGTTAGTCGCTGATGTTGCCGCAGCAGTTGCGCTGGTAGCTGAAGCCGTGGCGCTAGAAGCTGCATTGGTTGCGCTAGAGCTAGCTGCCGAAGATGCTGATGTTGCTGATGTTGCGCTGGAACTAGCCGATACAGCCGCAGCAGCAGCCTGTGATGCGCTGGTAGCTGCCGTACCTGACGACGAAGCCGCAGAGGTTGCGCTAGACGCAGCAGCAGTTGCGCTTCCAGCAGCAGCCGTGGCCTGTGTGCCTGCATTAGTCTCGGCTGTCTCTGCACCAGTCTCAGCAGTCTCGGCAGCAGCCTGTGCAGCCTGAGCCGCAAGTTTTGCTGTGTTGGCAGCAGCAGCATCGGCCGCTACCCCAGACTCCGAACCAGCAGCAGCAGAGGCGCTATTAGCAGCCGCCGTTGCACTGGCCGAAGCTTCGTTTGCTTTCTCGGTAGCTGTCTGTGCGTACTGGGCAATCTGTGAAGCATAGGCGTCCGTAGACGAATCACCTGAACCTCCATCACCCCTATAAATAGGCATAAGCTATCCCCAAAGCAAACAAGAAAAGGAAAAGCCCCCGAAGGGGCTAAGGGTCTTACTCGTCAAATACAGCTAGGATTAAACCAGCTTCAGGACGATACACTTGAACACCATAGAGGGTGTCAGCGGTGTACAGAGTAGACAAGTACTCTTGCTTGTACTGAGTCTGTGAACGAACGTTCATCTGCTCGGCGTGGATGATGGCATCCTTGTGGAAGAACATACAGCCACGGACGTTAGTCTCAAGCGTAGGACAGTTACTAGATACGTAAACGTCAACACCGTAGACATTGCCAATCAGACCAGACTTAACAGTACGGTCATCACGGAAGTCGCTGGATACGTAACGCTCAATTCCCATTACTGTCTTACGAGCAGCAGGCGGGATGATCAAGCAACGATCTTCCATTGGTACGTTAGCGTCGTCAAGGATCTTGATAGCTTCACGGAAACCGAGGTCAGTAAAGTTATCGCCAGTTGCCGTAGTGCCAGCAACAAAGAGATCCAGACCAGTAGCAGCGTTAAAGTAGTAGCTGTTGCTGTTAGCCCAATCTGCGCCAGTAGGAGCAGCGAGGTCTAGCGTTCCGTCACCAAAACCAGTACCGCAGTTCATCAGGTCAGTGTCAACCGTCAGAGCCAACTGGTAACCAGCGTCTTCTGTGTAGAACTGTCGCAGGCTGTTGAGTGCCTGTACTTCTACAATGTCCTCAATAAAACGCGAGTACTCGAAGTGACGATTGATTTCAATCTGCAATTCTTGCTCTACGTTCGCCTGAATGTTAACTGCGGTGTCAGCAACTTTAGCAGATGCAGCGCCACGGATAGGCTTAGGGACATGGATCTTGTCGCCCTTCTTACCTGTCATTGACATTCTCTTTACAAGAGGTGACATCTTCAGGTTCTTCTGGTATGCGGCAATTACTTCGTCGCTCCAGATTTCAGGGATGAATGTTGCTGCGGCTGTCTTATTGACAATGGAGCCACCGCCTACTGTACCGGGATAAGTTTGAGTCGCCATTATAAATCTCCTTTAGATTAGGCTACTTAACACGACCCTCGGCATACGCTTGGAAAATCTCTTCAGATAAAGCTGCATAACGATCTGGGTCGGTCTTCATAAGTTTAATAATATCAGCACGACGATATTGTTTCTTACGTTGAGTTTGACCTGTTCCTCGGGCGTTGCCTGTACTTGCAGATTTAACTTGTTGTTTACGGGCTTGCTTCTCAACTGCTACTGTCTGTTGTGCGACAGAGGCTCTCTCTTTCCAGAGGGAGAACAGTTCATCAGCGGCGTCGTAATCATACTGTTGGTCTGCTTGTACAAACAATTGAGTCCTGATTTTAGAGCTTTTAATCCACTCAGCAAACTTAGCATCTTTGACAATATCGTTCATGTCTGGATGCTTGCTTTGAAGTTGTGCCAAAGCTGTTTGTTTTTTGTATTGCTGGGTAGCTTGTTCAGCTTCCTTAATACTAGGATGGTTCTCAATTGCCCTGCTAACTGCGGTCTTTGGATCAACAAAGAAGTCAGTATCGTCTTCTTCTTGCTGTTGTACAGGTGCTTGTTGTTGTGCGAGTTGTGTCTGGATGTAGTCATCAACAACACCACGCAGTTCACCAACTTCAGAGCTTTGTTTACCAAGGAGCTTCTCAGCCTCTTGGTGCATCTGAACAACCTCTTGCAAGGACTTGTTCTGATACTTCTCTGGTAAGACTTCTTGAGCTACCTCCTCTTCAGGAGACTCAATTGTATCCTCTGGTGCTTCTAGTGTATCTACGTTGTCGTTAACTTCTTCTTCTTCCGAACGCTCGTCTACGAGTTGTGCTCGTCCCATATTATTAACCTTCTCCGCCTAACGGTTGTGGAGTTTTATTTACGTCCAGCTTGTTCATGTTCTCGTACCCACTTCATGTGCCGTCCGGGAAAGTCCCCAGATGCACCTTCAAGTACGCATGGCGTTGCTGAAACGACCCTTGTAGCGTTAGCACCACAACCGCACCTACTGGTTGTAGCGTCAGCGTCTACAAATTCTTCAAAGTAGTGACCATTGGTACACTTAAAATCGTATACTTTAATCATCTTCTGTGTTGTTCTGCGCGTCTTCAAAGCTGTTAGTTGTAATAGCTTCAAAGTTTATTAGATGTGCTAATACGTTAAGTTGTCCTTTACGGAAAAACATATCATCTACATCTTTTGTTGCTTCAACTGAGTTTATTATAATTGCATTACTTTTAAAGTCTTCTAGAAGTTGTTTCCAACCATCTGTGTTAAAGATATCAAAGTAATTATTATAATATGTTTCATCTTCAGGTTTCATAGAGGCCCTTTGGTTGTCTCATTAGTTACTATACACTATATATTATACCATACTTTTGCTCAAATGTCAAGCCTTTTTGGTATTTTTACCAGTCTTTCTGCGTTTACCGGATGCTGTGACTGCGTGTTTGACTTTAGCTGGGCCAGTCTTTTTAGCTTTAGACTTAGCCTTTTCAGCCGTTGTCATCTTAGCCGCAACAGCTTTAGGGCGGCAGGAAGGGTATGGACGCTTAGAATTTTTAGCAGATTTACGTCCACACTCCTTGCCTGTCTTTAGGTCAACCCAGTCTTCTTTGAACCATTTGGTCAGACCACCCTTTGGTTTAGCCACTGTACTTACCTCCGCGCTTTTTGTATTCTTTGGTTAACCAACCTGAAGCATACGCAGAAGGCCAAACATCAAACTTACGTTTAGCCTCTGCTTTGACTCTGGAATACAGCGCAGGGTTAGAGGGCTTTGGGCTTTTACTTTTTGCCTTTGGCACGTTTCACCTTCTTTCCTGTTTTGGCTGCGGCTTTCTTAGCCTTAGCTTTACCCGCTTCTGTGTATGCGTATTTTTTTCCGTTTACCATTGGCATAATAGCCTCCTAAGTTTTTAAGCTTTCTTTCATGTGTGCTTGCCTTTTGCAAGCGTGGCACTCACCGCAGGTTAGAAAACCTTCACCAACCTCAGTGGGTTTACGGCACGACCAGTACATTTCCCTAAGAGGCTCAGGCATACTCATGTAAATGCCTTTACTGCGCTCAACGGGCGTCTTAGTCATGTTATCAAACGGCGTAGCCCACACGGGTCTAAAACGTTTTCCGGTAGACATCGCTGACAGAATGCCGTAAGCTTCTGCTGACTCTACCTTACTCATGTTGTAGTCACCAGTATAGACAGCCGCTGATGTGCGTCCCTCTCCTGCTGCTACACGCGACGCTTGAAAAAGATACAAAGCCATGTCGCGACCGCCGCAACCCTTAGCCATATACGAATACACTGACGAAGAAAACTCAAAGGGTCTTTGGTTGTCCTTCATGTACTGTATACTGTTTAGGATTGCGTGTGCTTCCGCTTTGTAACGTCCCTCTTTGTTGTGCAAGTGTATTGAGTGTACGTGTACATCGTGCTCCGTGTGTTCTAAAAGGTTCCAAAGTAAACTTACGCTGTCCATACCACCTGAGTACATAACAATAACTTTCTCACTTGCGTTACCCTTGAGTCCGTTTTGCTTTAGACAGTACCCTATGGCTTCCTTAACTTTGGTTTCGTAGCTCATTAATCACCATTTAGATTTGTTTGCCCAATAAGCCGCAGACATTTTGCCTTTGGCTATGTTTTTTGCATGACGCGCCTTAAAAGATTTACGTCTTGCTTTCTCTTTAGCAGTGGTAGGATTTTTACCTGCACCGCTAACACCTTGCTGTCCATAGCGTATCGTCTTAACTTTGTCGCCTTCCTTGGCTACAACTACGTGCGATTTTGTTGGGTGCTTAGGCGTTCTCTTCGGTTGGTTGAACCCGCTTACCCCTGCTCTTGCTAGTCGTGGATCTTTTTCCTTGCTCATTGAGGCTCTCCTCCAAACGGGCTACCTTCTCTTCTAGGTTCGACAGGCGGTTGAACTGGCCTTTGAACGCTTCGTTGACTTGGGCGATTAGGTTCTTGAGGTCTTGCTGGGTCATTAACATTTATCTTGGCCTCTACTTCTTTGTCTTTAGTGATTGCTTGAGCTACCTTTAAGCGACGCTCAAACTCTTTGTCGTCTTGATCACCCGCTGCAAGGTTACGTGTAACAGCCTCAATGCGTTTAATCTCAACCTCTTGTGGCTCAAGCTGCGCTTCGACAGAGTACTTTTGTGCTCGTGCCTGCGACTCTTGTGCCTGTGCTGACAGTGCTGCCGTCTGCGATTGCTGTAACGCTAACTGTGCCTGCTGTGCTTGCTGTGCTGCCTGCTGTGCTTCTGGGTTAGGCTGCTGTGCTTGCTGCATAGCTGCGATCAGTTCTTCGCGGTTAGACAAATTCATGTTGTCGATAATGCTTTGGATGAGGACTGGATAGATGGGACTATCCTGCTTCATGGTCTGCAAGAGTTGTACAAGCTGTGTAACTTCATACTCGCGAGCAATGATGCCCAGCGTAGAGGTTGCGTTAAACTTGTAATCCTTAACGGGATAGTTTTCTGGATCGAACTGCATGTAACGATATGCAGCTTTCTTAACAAACGGAATTAGGAATGACTGCTGGAAGTTTATCAGAGTACGTTTATGGCGCTTAATAATAGCACCGAGAGACATAGAAATGCCAGCGGCAGTAGCTTCACCATTAACGTTGCCAGCGAGTCCCGCCGAGTCAACTGCTCCGGTAGCTTGTTGTACCATTTGTTGAAGGCTTGCTGCTTGGGCAAACGTAATTTGACCGACCTGTCCGAAGTTAAACGGTTGCAATACTTCACGAGGATCTCCATTAGTCAAGATTGTTTTGCCGGGACGTATCTCTGGCTTTGCCCCGCGTGGAAACTTAGTGGCGTCAATGGCAAGCATAGGATGAATTGTGAGGCTCAATGCATCAATACGCGCACGTAGCTCAGTATCGAGAGCCTTCTGGCTGTTATAGCCCTTCTCACAAACGCCACGACCCCAGAACATAGAAGGCACTACATCCCACGGAAACGCAACTACGGGCCTGTCTTGCATCATGTAGGGGTTTGCTTCAGCCTTTAAAAGCGTACCGCCGTTAGCAACAACAACAACAGCCTCTACGTATCCTGCGTCACCTTCAATCTTCTCGTCGGTGGCTTCTTCTAACATGTGCTTAGGAACAAGTCCATAGTACTTTGTCAGTCGAACTTTGTCGTCGCTGTAGACTGTAATGTCTTGATCAGGTTCAAGGTCAGTGTCAGAAGCTGCTGTGCCTACGTATACGTCTCTGTAGACGCCGTTCTCTTGTAACTGCTCTACGTGGTGGCTTCCAACAAACTCGTCCACAGCGACGCCCATAGCGTCCTCAATGGACGTTGCCACAGGATCAATTAAGAAGTTCTGTGGCATAACAGGTTTAAGCTTGACAACCACACGATCTGTAATGTTAACACCAACTGCTTGAAGCTGTCCATCCATAATCGGCTGGGTAGCTGGAGCCATCTCTTTAATTTCTTCAATGATGATTTCGCCAACGCCAGTACCGAATACAGCCGCGTTAATAAGACACTCTGCAACAGCCTTACGAACTTTAGTGTTCTCAAAGTCTTCAGTAAGCTTGTTACGCAGATACAGAACGTCCTGAGATTCTTTGTCGTTCATGTCGTCTGAAATGTCAAACCACTTACCACGACCAAACGTAGCCTCTTCCATCTCAGCAACGTTAGACTCTACAGCTTGCTGCAAGGCAGGACTAATTATGCGTGAGCGTTCTGACTTGCGCTCAGTATCTGCTGGATCCCAAATGCCGCGCCACAGTCTGTAGTACTCGTCAAACTTTTCTTCGTAGTTAGACTGATAGTTGTCACGCCAGTCTTCGCATTTTGTCATTACCCACTCTTCCAAGGACTCTTGAACGAGTAAAGGATCAGGGCTGTATAAGTCATCTTTCATAATTAGTATCCCGCTACAATGTCTAAGATTTCAAGTTCATCTTCTATGAAGTCGTGTATCCCATACGGTACAGTTGCCATCTGGTCGATGTACGCTAGGGAATCAACAAGATCATCGTGAGTTAGCGGGTCGGGAAACTGAAATAGCTGGTCGAGGAAACGTGCGTTCCATTCGCCCTTATTTAAACTTATGATGCCGTTTTCAAATCTACCCTGTAGTGCCCACATGATCCTATCGGTTTTCTTTTTGTTACCGTGCGTCAACTCCTCCACTCTAAAATACTTGCCGTACTTCCTTTGGAGATCCATTAACGGTGACATTACTGCCTGCTTTGCAATGCCACGTTCAATGCCTACGGATACTGGCTGGTAATCTCTGACGGCTTGAAAAATTTTCATTGCCGTTTCGTCTAACGTCCAACGTCCATAGATAATGTTTTCTATATGCCAGTCACCGTTGTCACCCACTTTAACTACGGAGATTGCAGTTTCATCTAGCTTAGAACTCTTTGTGCGTTTCTTACCTACTTCCTCAAAACCAGCCAAGTCAATGGCTATGTAGTAGTCTCCTGCTTCGGGGGCTTCGCCGTAACGTACCCAATCTTCTTTAAACATCTCTGAGCCAACCGCCTCAAAGGACGCCATGAACTCCTGACGAAAGGCGTAGCTTGACATTGATTTCTTTGCGATGTTAATTTCATTAGGGTCGAGAAGGTTGTTATCGTAGCTGGTAAAATGCCACGCTGAGTAAGTCTCATCATCGCCTAGCTCCGCATACTTGTACAATTCGTAGAAGTGGTTACGGCCCATCGGAGTTCCTATGAACATTGCGTGGCCTTTCTGGTCTGCCAATGCTGGACGAAGGACTTGCTCCCAAACGTCAGGCTTCATGTCTGCGTATTCGTCCATAACAAGAAACTTAAGGCTGACACCGCGCATAGTCTCTGGACGGTCAGCACCCTTAAGCGTAATGGTTGCACCGTTAACTAACTTAAGTTGTAGGTTGTTAATATGTGAGCCTGTAATTACACTGTGTCCAAGCTCTAGGAGCGTCTGCCACATAATGTCACGGGCTTGTCCCTGCGTAGGGGCAACGTAAAAGACATGGCCGCGCTCTGCCTGCAACGCATTGATTATTAACATCCACGCAGCCAGCCGGGACTTGCCTGTACGCCGCCCAGCAGCCACCACCTTAAAACGTGTAGGGTCATTAAAGACTTTCTTCTGCCAATCCAGAAGTTCTACGTTAACGTCAGTCATGCGCCGTTAAAGTTTACAAAAGTTGCAGGGGCTTCTAATAGATCGAAGGTAACAACGACTTCCATGTTTCCTGATCCGCTTGTTGATGCCTTGATAACGTCTCCAGCCTGTAACACAAACACTGCGTTTCCGTCAATAAGCAAGTATTCTTTAGATTGTACGTTAGTTCCGTTAAATATGTAAACGTCAGGGTCAGGCGTCTTATCAATAAACAAAGCGATGCTGTTAGTGGCGTTGTGCAGATTAGAAATGAACGCCATTGTCCAGTGGGCAACGTAGCCACTAGGAATAGTTACAAGCGTTTGCGTAGAAGTGTCTGTTAAGTTTACATTCTTCGTATATAACATATCAGTATGTCCACATAACAGGCGTAGAGTCGCGGAAGTCTACGTGTACGAAGGTATCAGCAACGCCGACGCCGCTAAATCCAAGGGCCATTGCGTGTCTGACTAGGGTATGCTTTTGTGATCCAGAAGATACCTTGATGTCAACTGCGATGCCTTGCGAATGTGTACCCGGAGTTGTTTTAGCGGCCTCTATTGAGTGCTTAGGGCTGCGGTATCCGCTAGTAATAACAAACGGAAAGCCGCACAAGTCTCTCAGATCGTCTAAAACGTGCAGGAACTCTGGCAGCATTTCGTTTTCTCCTGTCTCTTGACAGTCAAACTCTTCAATCTTAAAGTACTTCACCGGAATCTCCGTCAATAACGTCACCTGATGACACTTCGGTAGAACCCACGCCTGTAATGTTAATCTGAATGGCGCTTCTTCCACCTTCTTTAATGACTTCTTTTTCAAATAGCGCGGTTGGTGCAACTCTGTCCATCACCAGCTTCCACGCCGCTGCTTGATTCTTGTGATCATCGTCCAAAGCCGCAGAAAAAATAGCATCTAAGACCTTTCTGGACTTCGGTGAGGCTAACATTCGGGCCTTATACTCGTTCATAATGCCAGCGTCGCCCTTCGGACGCCCAACAGCCCGCCTGTTTCCTTTCTTAACAGCCTCTACTTCTGACTTTTTGGGACGACCACGACTACTACCGGGTTTTTCTGACACTACAACATCCTCGTATAAGAACTATATAGAAACTTCGCCGTCCCATGACTGCATATTAGCCCATGACTGCATATAGGCATTAAAGTTATATTTATATATGTTTATCCTTAATGCTTTTATGTGGTCAAGTTCCTATATGTTGTCAAGCATTAGCGGCGCGATCAAGTTTCTCTTTAGTTAATCACTTATCTATACAGTATATTATAGCATACTTTTCAGTGTTTGTCAAGTCTTTTCTTTTATAATGTAAATACTACACAGATCTGTACTGTCCCTTACAGGCGCACTCCAGATTCTGTTTAGACCCTTACGTTATCTAGCTTTCTGCGTTGCATGTTGAGTTTCAATTTAGCTCTTTTTTGTGTCTGTGCAGGTACTATAAACCAACACAACTACAATACCCCTGCCCCGGTGTCTAAATGCTAATGAGAATCATTATCAAATGCGAACGAGAATACAAATCAGAATCATTATCACTACGCTTATCAAGTACTAATGAGAATCATTAACGCCACTACTATCAAGTACTAATGAGAATCATTATCAGATGCTAATGAGAATCAATGCAGTTGAGTGTGAGAGTCTATGTAGTACCCTATAGACCCAACACAGACACTGTATATCCATACAGTATAGACACTGCATTGAATATATGTTAGGCGCTAAACAGATTCTGTCCTGATATACTAAACGGTTATAAGCTTATAACAAAACAGTATTAGACAATCTGAATTGATTCGTTCAATATAGACACATGGTCAATAACGACTTAATCACTAAAAGGTAACTTGTTATGTACGAATCAGATATTGCAAACGCTGCAAACGTTGCAGGTACTTTAGCCGCTTGTGTTCGAGACGTATTAGAGACAGCGCAATTCACAATCGACCGAGACGCAGAAACGATAGCGTTTCACAATGAAACAGACAGCTTGTTAGTTGAAGCGGTAATCGAACTAAGCGCCGATGATAATGTAAACGCGCTAAAGACTCTCAAATCTACGATAAACCGCGAGTCTAGAATGCTAGAATGCTTCGGCGCTGTCATTGAAACAGTGACGATGAAAAACGGTAAGACACGCGACAAGGTGACGCAGAAAGGTTATGCGCTATCATTCAAGGCTACAAAAGGTTTTGAATGGACGGTAAAAGCGCCAAAGACCGAGACGGAATCCGAAGGCGATAACATACTGGTAGAGACTGCGAAGAATATTGCAAACGCAGAATTGACGGATTCACAATTGCATCAATTAGCTGTACTGTTAGCCGATGCAGCGGCTACCCTATAACGGGGTAGCTTTTCCATAACATGTTATGTTTTGAGGTGACATCATGAATCGTAAAGACATTGAATACATACGCGCATCGTTGGACTATTCTAAGCCCCGAAACAGTGTATCAGGGCGCGGCACGGCGGCGACTCGCGAGGTGCGTAAAGGTAAGCGCAAATATAAACACTTGAACCATTTAGTTTGGGTACGTTAAAATTGTAACATGTTATAAACTCGGAGAATTGAAATGAAATATAAAGCATTGGAAGCGTACGTTATTGACATTGAAAAGTACCAAGGTGACATTCCAAAAACACATAATCTAGTCGTGTGGGAAAAATCAAAAGGGCTTATCTCTGCGTTGGTTTTGTACGGCTTTGACGAGATAAACGATTGGGATTTTAAAGAACCACAATATGGTTTCATGCCCAACGCTTTTCCTTGCTCGGGCTTTAAAGACGAATAAACGTAACATGTTATAAACTGGGAGACTTGAAATGACAGACGAACAAGAAAACGAAGCATGGGCGCGGATCGCAGCAGCTCGGGAATACGCTATCAGGTGTCGCACCGCTGGCAAGGTAGCAGAGCACAAGGCAGCTATCAAAATGTTAAACGATCGCATAGCAGAGCTTGAAGCACTATGCATGGGAGTAACAAAATGAATAACTGGCACAGCGACACGATAGAACGTTTCAAAACTCTATCGGTAGAAAGTTTAAAGTACATACGCGCAGATGCATTCGCTGCGGCGACGGCTGGCGAGAAAATAGACAATCCAAAAACGGGGCAGTATTGGGACGAGTTTCACTATGCTGCAATGGAATTAAAGCGGAGGCTAAAATGATACACATCACATTGACAGGATACTACGCTGGCGAAACAGTATGCGGTGCGCCTCGCAACGTTGAAGGTGACAGGTACGCGCACGTTGGAACGTGGCTTGACAATCCAAACGTTGCCGATGTAGCATGTCCAGAATGTTTGGCAGTGTACAATGATGTCGGTGACGACGACGACGAATAAACGTAACAAGTTATAATTTCTTATAAGGAGAAACAGAATGTCAGATCAAGTAATATGGGTTATAGTTTGGGGCGGTATCCTTTTATCAATGTACCCTTGGAGGGCTTAAGTTATGAGTAAATATGGATGTGATGAAGCGTACAAAGACTATGGCATTTACATTAAAAAAGAGCAGATCTATTTTGAGCATGTAAACAGAGGCGAGCGCGATGCGTGTTGTGTTTTCCTTGAGGG